CCATAGCAACGTCTCTCTGACCGGCCAACATATGAACCAGAAACTCAATCTCTGGGTCGGGATGCGTAATCATCAGCTAGTGACGATTTGCCAGTTGCCGCCAGTGTCCACGACGAACAGCTTACCAGCCGTTGAGTCGATGCCAAGCGAACCAATGCCAAGGCCAGAAGCCGTGCCGTCAACAACTGAGGTAACAACTTTGATCACGACATTGCCGTCGGCAGCATCTTTAGCCAAACGGATTTGAGCAATCCCGTAAGGTTGCAGGCTGGACGGAGCGCCCGTATCCAGCATGTCCAAGTCCAGGCCGAAGCTAAAGCCGCTGCCGCCAGTGCTGTTGGTCATCGAGATGCCGAAGCCAGCAGTAGCTGTCGTCAAGCCACCGTCGCCGTCGAGGAACGCCATAACCGCCGCGTTGGCAGTCGTCGTCGCGTTACCAACAACGCCCATAACGCCCACTTTCGGAAACGTTGAGGAATTCGTGCCGCTGACGAGATAACGACCCATAACGCCAATGTAGTAATTGGCGGTGGCGGTCAGATTAGAACCATAAACTTGGCCCTTCACGCCCTGGGCGCTCGAAGGGGCAGTATTGGTGCTGCTGCCAAAAGGCGAAACTGGGTTGATTGTGCTGAGAACGCCAGCATACGGGGTACCCGTATTGGCACCGGTTACAGTCACATATGGCTGGCTATCTGTGCCAACAATAAAGCCGTTTTCCGATAGGACTGGACCCGTAAAATGCGTGTTAGCCATTAGGTTTTCCTCACATGCGAGTTAGGCACATCTGTCTGCATGTCGTCAGCCGGGGCTGTCAGATGCACCGGGATACCCCGGAAAACCCCCCCACCGGTTTCCCAGTGGAGGGATAGTTTAGTTAAGACATTTTCTCAACTTTGTGGCCTTTGGGCGGGGTGCCCGCATGAGCCGACGACAGCGGGTTCATGTTGGAACCCGCACGACCGCCGCTCTTACGAGCCTTACGACCGGCATTATGCTTGGCATCGCCGCCGTGCATTTTGCCAACGTGCTTCTTCGCACGACCGCCGCTTTTGCGCTCTTCAGCTTCATCGTTCACATTACTTTGGTAAGTGTAACGCATGTTCTTCTTTTTTTCGTCCTGCTCCCACTCACGGTCACCGGTTTCGGTGCTGCCGCCGGAAGCCCTCTTTATACGCGATTGACTCTTCATTTTGATCTCCAATGATCAACAGGATTGGCCCGCCCGTGAAGGCGGGCCTTTCCAATTACGACGAGGGGAACGAGCCGAAAATGGAGCGCCAGTTGTAATAACCGAAGCTGTAGCGTTCGTAGCCTTTAACCAAAAGGTTATCGGTCACGAAGTCTACCTGCATATCGGTCTCAAACTTGACGCGGTTCATGTACGACAAGCCATCAATGTTCGTCAGCAGGAACCAAGCGTACGGGGAGGTCAAGAAATCGTTGACCATGTACGACTCAGGCAAGCCACCTGCTGTCGAAAGGATGGCGTTCACATCGTTGTCCGCACTACCCGGACGCAGTTCCGTCTTGATCAGGCGGATTGCAACCGGTTCGTTCTGCGGGGCAACAATCAGTTTACGAGCGCGAGCGAATACCTTCAGGCCCGCTTGATCTTTGAAGTTCGTACGAACCGCGATCATGGCGTTCAAGAGGGTAGACTCGTTCAAGTCAACCGGAGTGCTGGGGATGTTCGAAACAGTCCCGCCATCAATGGGATGGTCGTCAGCGCAGAGCGCCACGCCGTCGCCACCGATAGCAGAATTGTACGTCGTCGCCGTATTAAGGACGTTCGCACCGTAGATTTCCTTGGTCTGCTGAAAGCTTTCAATCAGGCCGAGGTTCGACGGATGGAACTGAGTTTTGTACAGGTTATCGTCAATCGCTTTGCGAGTAATAGCGTACCCGAGAGCAATTTCCGTATGTTCCTGGTTGTAGATGAAGCGTTCGCCAGCGCCGTTATCGAAAGCGGTCTGACCGCCTTCGGTTTTCAGTTGGGCGAGGCCGAGGTAACGCATTTCAGCGGTGCGTTCCAAAGCCATTTTCGAGTCGTGCTTGGTGAAGATTTTATCGTACTGAGACGGAATCATCTCGTACTTGCCTTCTACCCCACGGAGACCGGGGAGCAGAAGGTCCTTAATCTGACTAAGATTAACGGCCATGTGAGCTTACTCCCTTACGCAATGCCAGTGGGACCAGCGCCGTTGGTGCGCGAAATCTGGTTGTTGAACCCGACGACGACCCGATTGTAGGCCGTTGTAGGATCAGCACCCGGAGCGCCCGGAGGACTGGTGATGAGATCGGTGACGATGAACGGATAGGTAACAGTCGTACCCAAGCTGTTCAGATACGCACCGGAGGTTCCAGAGCTAGTGTTTCCGGTACCAATTGCAAACTGAGCATACTGACCAACGGGGTTCTGGCCCCACGAAGTCAACGTGCCAGCAATGTTGAACGTCGTGCTGTTGCCCATGACCTGGAAACGAGCGTTCGGGTCATTGATGACATAAGCAAGAACGTCGCCGGTCGCATCAGCACCCGGCCAGTAACGCGACCAAACGGTGCGCTTCTGTGAGGTGGACAGATACTTACAGCCAACAAAAATGCCAGCCAAGGTCGTCGTGCCAGGAGAGGCTTGGGTGATGTACCCAGTTGACGCGCCAATAACAGGCATTACCGGATCGCCGGTATAAACTTCGGTGCTATTGTTATAAGCGATCCGAAGCTCAACCTGAGCAAACGTCGGAGCGCCACCAGCACCACCGTAGTATTCAGCAAAGCCGAAAGGCGTATTTGTGTTCGCCATGACGGACTCCCTACAAAGTGGGAGGCTTCATCATCGCGCACCGGGGCGATTAGGAGCCGGGGATATTTTTAAACCTCCACACCGAGGGAGGCTTTAACAATAAACTACTTTAATTCACATAAGTAAAGGGCCGCATCTCTGCGGCCCCTTAAATTGCCTATTTATCGCCGGGAATTGGCACCGGCTCGTAGCTTTTACTGATTTTAGCCTTAGCCTGGGCATGGTCACGACCGAATTGACCATCAGGTGCGGAATTAAGCTGCTGCTCCTTAACGCGCACTTGATTACGAGCGCGGTTGTTATTTATGTCCGTAACCTGATCCGTGATCATCTGGGGACGCTCCATTAGAAGCTGCCCCTTACGCTCAATGGTTTGAAAGCTGCCAGAAGCGGGCATCATTTCGGGGTGACGGGTTGCCGGTACAGGCGTCCAACCTGTGCGGGCCAATTGAACCATGTAAGCCGGGTCTTCTTGGCCGTAAACCGTTTTGCGCTTCCACTCGTAGGACCAGCCATCTGGGATTTTGGCCTTATCGACGTAAAAATCGTCTGTACCCTCATCCAAATTGCCAATATGGCCCATAATCTCGGCAGCGCGGCGTTCAGCCTCTGCCCTGGGGTCACGTTCCCGCATTTCAGTCCTCATTGCAGGCCGCTCCGCAATGGGAGCAGCGTTTTCAGCAGTTTTCTTGGGCCTACCGCGCTTTTTGGGTTCAGCCACAACTGTTTCATTTTCCATCAGTTCAATTTCCCTTCTTTTTGCAATGCAAGTTTGTTTTTGGCGTAATCTGTATGAGACATGCCCATCATTTCAGCCATTTCGCGTTCTGCTGCTGTAAGCCTTACAACATCAGAACGAGTACCATTAGCCGTACCGCTGCGACTAACTGGGGCAGCAGGTGGAGACGCGCGTCTCTGGGCCGGGGATGAAGCAGTAGAAAGAGACGATTCCTCATTTTCAGAGGTTTCATTGCGGCGATTAAATTTTAAGGTGTCCTCAACTGAGGAAAAGTAACTATCCGAGTCAGCTTTGTGACCATCAGCCAAAGCCAAGTTGTGGGCTGCAACCATTTTCTGGTTAAGACGCTCATCAGTGACAAACTGCGGGTTTCTACGTACCCAAGAAGCAGACCGAGGAGTTAATTTGGATGCAAAAGCCTCAACAGGGTCAATGTTACGCGGAATTTCGCGCACTTCTTGACGCTGTTTAGGCTCCGCTTCCATTGCCGCCTTGCCGTTTTCAAGCTGAAGCAGCTTGGCGGAGTTCATAGACATACGTTCCTGAGCTTCCGCAGCCGTATCAAAGTCGCTTTGAGACAAAGCGGACCTGTAATTAGCTTTCAGTATTTCGTTTTCGCGCCTTACCGTGTCGATGGCATTGCTAACAAGCTGAAGATTTGTGCTTGCGACTTCAGTCCTAGATTGGTGGGCAATTTCAGATTGATGTTGGGCTTGTTGTTGAGCCTGAATACGGGCGTTCCGTTCTGCTTCTAGGTTAGCGCGAAGCTGTTTAAGAACTTCTTCTGGAGAGTGTTCAGGCTTATTTACTTCAGCCGAAGTTTCTTCAGCTTTTTCAACCGTAACTCCTTCTTCTTGACCCTGCTGATTCAAGTTTTCAACATTGATCTCAACAATGTCTTTTTCTTTTTCCATGATTGCCTCTTACCAAATCATATCAGGATCGGGGAGACGACCGCGAACAACGGTATCGTCAAGCATACGGCAAGGAACGCCATTAACTAGCATCTGCCAACCATCAGATGGTCTAAAGATGATCCAATCATGTTCGTTTATGCTAACGCCTTTAAACCAGCCTTGGCTTTCGTCTACAAAAGCAGACGGACCCATTTTGAGAATCAATCCAACCTTTGACTGGTATTTGTCTTCGTCTTTGGCCTTCTCAGGCAAGAAGATGCCGCCCCTTGTCTTTTCAGGGCGGGTGTATGTTGCAACCAAAACTTGGTTGTTAAAAACTTCAAATTTTTTGATGTCTCCAATAGTAGAAAGAAGATCATCTTTAGCTGTCTTAGTTTCATATTTTACAATTGTCTTATTCACTTTGTTGTCCTTTCAATACTAACGATTTCTTTGGTCGCTCTTATCACGAGCTTCGTTTGCAAATTCTTCAATAGCCCTCAATCCCGCAATACTCCCCATAACAAACTTGAATTGACCCATATCATTAAAATTATTGAAAGCTAAAGCGTCCTTAAGCCGTTCGATTTCGATGTTGATAAGCTTCTTAAGTTCGCTTTCAAAAAGCGACTGTTGCGTCTGCATAATATAATTCCAATTCAGTTCAATACTAGTGGGGGCCGCAATTAAGCGGCCCCCGTATCAGTAGTCTACTTGCGCTTATGCTCTTGAATCTCAGTCTTCTCTAGGCGACCAAGACCACCGCCCGATCCCGCATCCATATCCATGTATGAACGATATTTACGGTGACCAACGCGACCGCCTTCTTTGCGGCCAGCTTTATGCTCTTGAATCTCAGTCTTCTCTAGGCGACCAAGACCACCGCCCGATCCCGCATCCATA